TCAGACATTCAGAAGGCTTCTCTGAATAATTACGGCATCTGCAAGAGTTACTCTGCCGTCGCCGTTGAGGTCAGCAAGCTGCAAAGCATAGGCATTAAAGCTCTTCATTCCCAGAAGGTATTTCTGAATAAGTGCAACGTCTGCAAGGGTAACACTGCCATCGAGGTTAACATCACCCTTTACAAATGACGTTTTTGACGATACACAAAAAAGCTGACCCGAATCATTTGTATAGTATATATTTCCTGTTTCGTCTGCAACGGGAGTAGCCATACAGTAGTTCTGAAATTCATTAGAGGGAGTAAAAATTTCCGAAAGCTCGGTACTGTTTCCGTCCATATTATAAGCATAAAGGCTGCCCGGATTTTTATTTGATGTTACATATACGTATGTACCATTTACGGTATTGCTTACAAGGGGAGCACTTTTTATATCAGCCAAAGCGGTAACCGTATTCAGAACCTCAAGACTGTTTTTGTCTATAACAGCAAGAACACCCTTATAGTCAGCCGAGGAGCCTCCGATGATTATTTTGTTGTCTGCTATTGTGGGGGTACAGGTTGAGCTTTTTGCAAAATTAACGTATGACAATTCTCCGAAAACTCCGCCCTGAAGGATTTCAGCTGAAGCAAGATTTCCGTTTGCAGTAGAGAAAAATGCATGATTGTTGTCAATTACTATGGTAGAGCGTATTCTGCCGAGCTGAGTATCAAGCGTATCCTTAATCTCACCTGTTTTCTTGTCGAGAGATGTCAGTACACCGTCATCTCCGCCCAAAATAACGGAATCGCCATAAATTGCCGCACCGCTCCAGTAATATCCGCTCGATGTATTATTGTACTGCCAGACTCTTTTTCCTGTTAAAAGCTCCGTGCAGCAGAACATTCCGCAGGTAGTTGAGGAAGCTCCTGCCGCTGCCGTACCGTAATAAACATATCCGTTATCGGCTGTAAGAGTTGTAAGAGCCTGCTGGGTTTTCACCTCACCGCTGCTGTTTTTAACCTCGGGAGCTTCAGATACCCAAAGGGTCTGGAGAGTATCGGCAAGAACCGCCTGCAAGCCTCCGTCAGAGAATGGTATTACAACTATACCTCTGTCGTATATGGGGCGTGACGTATAGCCGATACTTTTTTCAAGAGTAATGCTGCCTACAGCCTCTCCGCTTTTGTCAACAACGTAAAGAATATTTCCCACAGCTATATAGACATTTTCTCCTATAACCAGCGGGTCTGATACTCCCTTTGACCATTCGCTCGGACTTTTAAGCCCGAACGAAAAATTCAGCTTTGAATTTTCACAGGAGGTGGGGGTATTCGCAGTTAAAGCTCCGTCCGCTGCGTGATATTCACTGTGAAAAGCTGTAATTTTACTGTTGATATTATACTCGGGGGTATATCCGTTGCTGTAGCGTGGATCATTCATATAATCATCAACATAGTACCATACGAGGTTATCTCCGCTGCCGAGAACATAATCGTCAGCACCTACCATAGGCATATCTCCGTTCACGGCATACATCCAGCCGCTCATGTCGCCGTTTACAAACTCACCAAGCCTGCAGCCTCCGGGAGTTGTAATGCTTCTCAGATAACCCTCGCCCTCATACGAATACCCCTTTGCCGTAAGAACATCAAGCAAAAGCTGCATAGCGGTTGTTCCGTTTTCAGTCTCTATACTCTCAGGCTCTATCCAGTTGTAAAATCCGTAATGCGTACCGTTCTTTCCGTGTGCCGCATCACCCATAAGCGAAAAGGTTACGCTGATGGTGTCCGATGCTCCGCCTCCGTCTGCATAAGCACCGAACGATGTAACCGATACCACCGTCAGTATTACAAGAAATACCGACAATACTGATGTTAGTTTTTTCTTCATTATCATCATCCTTTCATTTTTTACGGCAGTCAATTTATGTTGTACCGACGTTAACAGGATAATAAGAAAAACCGTAATACTTTTTACTGCTTTACTAAAATTCCCCCTTAAATTTTCAAAGCTGTAATCAGCACCACGTCACTCCATTACCCAAGTGAGAAAAAACCTTGGAAAGAGGCAGGTCTCCTGACTTATGTGACACGGATATACTCTTTTCGCTGCGATTGTGCCTTCTCGGCAAAAGCTGCCAATGACATATTACAAACGCTTAATCACAAATACAGTAATGGCTGTTGTGCAGGATTCACACCTGCTTCCCTTTTAATCCCGGAATATTTTTTCTTTTTCCGAAAACCATACTCTCCTTTTTACATAATACCATTATAAAGCCATTTTGTCAAAGACTGCAAAAATCTTTCCTTATCTAAAAAAAACGATTTTTATCTTTTGGAAAATATTCTGAAAATTTATCTCCACCGTCATATTGACGAATTTACCTATAATCTTATAACATCATATTGTAAGTGTTACAAGCAACCATGTTTTTTGTTAATTCCATATTAAAAGCATATGAATATACTGTTAACATTGTTAAAGATTTTCAAATATTCCCCGTTTAATTATAGATATTGTAAAAAAAACAAAAATTTCAATTTTTTTGGTAAAATAATATTGACAAATGATTTAATAAGTGATATTATTTACTTGCATCATAAATCAAGTTTGCTTAATTGAATTAAGCTCGATTTATTACTTTTGTTAATTCGCTAATACCTTTTTTCATATATACCTTCCAAAGTGAAAACGCACATTCTCGTATTCGAGAGTGTGCGTTTTCGCATACAAATATTTACTTGAATGCCACTATGCAGTACTGACCGTTGTTTTTGTTGAGATTATATCTTATTCCGTTTTCCGGTGTCTGGGAATAGTATACAGTCAGATTGTTTCCGTTAATCAAAGCTCCGCCTGAGGTGCCGTTTGACTTTGCAGTAAAGCATTGATTCAAAAGAATATTTCCCGAACCATCGTCTTCAGTCGGCGGAGCGTCTTTCATAAAAACTATGACAAATTTAGGCTGTATGCCTAAATCTATAACCTTGCTGCTCTCTCCCGAGCCTGAATACGAAACCATAACATACGGCTGATTAAGCTTTTCTCTCTGCTCGTTTGAAAGGTGCTTTGACGTATCGGAAAAATGTATCTTTATAGCGTCATCTATAATTCGGTTATCGTCTACAAAGTCTATTCTCTGAGGTCTGTCCGAACCTAACCACTGATTTAACATCAAATATTCCGTTTTATTTGTTGAACTCATAATATTCCTCCATTGTAAAAATTTTTGAAAAACCTTTTTGCAAAGCTGTAAAAAATACTGCATGTGCTTTTTTCTCCGTCGATTGCAGACCACGGCGGCTGCCGTGAATTAAAAGCCATTAAGGCTTTTAATTGGTCAAAAGCAGGGCTTTTGACCGTCTGCAATCGCAGCCTGAGCGTAGCCGCAGGATTTTTCTTATACTTAATAAAACTTACTCAAAGTTTTCAAGCTGTTCCCAATTACTTCCGAAAAGGTCGTAGGTATCAAACATAGTTCTTTTAGCGTCGAGGTCGTCCCACGTACCGTCCGTTCTGTAATCGACAAAAACCTGACAGTGTGCAGGGAAAAATTCCTCTATCTGTGATGTAAGATACTGTCTTACGGGAAAGCTTATATTTTCGGCATTTGTTACCTTGATATAAGCCCTGTATTTTTCAGGAACCTCTGTTATTTCGCCTTCAAGTCCCAGAGAAGCCATAAAATCGTACATTCCGTTTAGAGTAAATCCGCTCAGACCTATGCCGAAGCGTTTAAGAATGCTTGTGCGTCTTTCCTCCTCTGACAAATCGGTTCTCGGAACACTCCAGAGAGCTTCCCTCATATAAAGACCGTAATCCTGAGCGGTAGTTATTATTATCTCTCTGAGAAGAGCGTCCGCATCTTCTGCAAAATCTTCTATAGCCGAAGAATACGCAGAAAGCTCATTATAGATATTGCTGCCCTCTGATATGCTGTAAATTTCCAGCGGAGAGAGCTTATCGGTCATATTTTCCAAAGAATTTTTCAAGCTTGAAGTCACCCTCTCAGATAAAGATGTCCCAGAACGATTTTTTCATTGCTGGCTGCGGTTATACCTGTTGTTCCTGAGCTGACTACTTCAAATTCCTTTATACCATCGGTATGATACAAAATGTCGTTTATCTCGTAAAGGCTGAGTGATTTTCCTACGTCATAGCTTTCTGTAAGCTCTCTTACCCTGCTGCTGACCTCTTCCTGAACCTCTTCAATATCATAGCCGACCTCAAGCGTGACATTTGCCTCTATAACTGCAGTCTTGAGGCTTGCGGCTATGACAAAAACGTGTACGTTGACTTCTCTCTGAGCCTCCAGAAGCTCTCTTACTGCATTTACCGTATATGTATCAGACCTTGAATTTTTTCCCGATATATACACCACAACCGTTCCTGCACCGAACTTGTAAGGCACAACATTTACACATTCTACACCGCTCACCGTTTTTGCAAGCGAAGCATAATACTCTCTGTTTGTACCGTTTATTATAAATTTAAGGCTGTTTATAATTCTTTCTCTGAGAGTTTCATCATCCTCCCTGTCAGAGCCGCCCCTGAACGGAAGCGGATTTGTCACACTCAAATCGCTTGCCGCAACCGTAACTATGACCGATATTTTCCCGGAAGCTATATTTCCGTTGAGACCTCCCTCAACGGCCTGTGCAGCTACCGATACTGATGTTTCATTCTGATTTATACAGGCATATTCCGTTGTTTCAAAGCTTACGGGATACTCTCCTCCTGTTGAAACTATTGTACCCTGCGGAATATCAATTCTCATTTCAGTCTCCTGAGAAATTGAAAACTCAACCGTTCCCGCAGACTTTACAGCCTCTTTTCTTTCAAGACCTCTCATCTGTGCGTGATAGTCAAGATATTCTCCCTTTGCCGTCTGAGGAAAAGCCTGCCTTTTTATCCATTCAAGATAAGTCTGCATATTGTATATTTCGCCTGCAAGAACCCTCATTCTTATACCTATATCAGAAGCTTCATCGGGACTGTAGCCTGCCTGTTCATAAAAGCTCTGCTTCATACCGTCTGCGATTTCTTCATACGTTTTCATATTCTAAACTGTAACCTCCATACTTGCTTCTTCTCCATACGCTGATATTGTTATATCAAGAACAATTTTGCCGTTGTGCACTTCAGCCGAAACCTCCTTTACAACCACCTGCTTTATCGGAAGAAGTGCTTCTCTTACCAGCAGCAGGGCATTTCCGCTTAAATTTTCGTCACTCCTGTCAAGCTTATGCAGATTTCCACCGAGCTCTCTGTTATAGCAGAATGAACCCTGCCTTATACAGAGTCTGATTCTGCATCTTTGAACCGTTTCCTCAAGCGAGCTTATAAGATAAGGCTTTCCTGATTCATTTTCTGCCAAGTCCCCTGCTTTTAACGATGTATCCATAAAGCCCTATACCTCTCTTCCGTTTATCAGAACTCTGCCGTCATTCTTTAGAACTATGGAAGCTCCCCCCTGAGAATACAGCATAAGCTCTCCTTCCTGAATATCCGTACACGGCTTCTGTATCACACCTACGCTTACAGCTGTATTGCCGGCAGGAAGCATAAAAGTTTCCTCTCCTGCCGGTACAACATAAGCTATGCCATACGGAGCCGCAACAGGAGCATTGATAAACGGTACTGCACCTTCGGTATTTATCCTCCCGTTTTGGGCAGCCGATACCCTTGCAAAGCCTGCACCATTTTCATAGCTTCTGTAGAAGTCCTTATTTTCCAATCATTACCATTCCCTTTCATTATCTTTTCATTAACAAAACTTTGACAAAGAAACCATAAAGTTTAGGTCAAGCCTTTTCAAAGGCTTGCGGGTCGAGGGCAGAGCCCTCGTCAGGATTTTTAAGGGTGAAATCCTTAAACTCTCATTTGCTTCTTATTCCGATTTTGCTGTTTACTTTTTTGCCCTCAAAACGTTGAACACAAGAAAAAACCTCCATATTGTCGTAAAGCTTTCCGTCAAATACAACCTGTGCATTACCGTAAAGAGGACTGTATACAAAACAGGGACATTCCAGCATTATTATAAAGCTGTTCCTGTTTGAGCCTTCCAGCATATCTCTTGCGTCCTGTATGCAGTGACCTCCCGATGGTGATGCGTCAAAATACCTTACACAAACTCCCGAAAATCCTTTTATCTCTCTGTTTTTAAGCTCCAACGGATACCCTGTTTCACTGTCAGAGCTTCTTACAAATACCCTTGAAATAACATTTCTTCTGCTGCGGCTGAGCGATATTTTACTATATCTGTAGCTGTTTTTTTCAAGAGATATTTCGCCGTCACTGAACAGGTAGCCTGACTTATTCATTCCACCGCTCAGAAAAGCCTTCCCCTGAGCCGTTATTCTTGCATTTTTTCTGAATACCCTTTTCGAGTACTCCTCTATAAGACTGTATACGCTCACACCCTTTCCTATATTGATAAGCTCAGGACAGGATTTGTTTGTTATCCTGTCTATATCTATATCAAAGGGTCTGAGAAAGCTGTTATAAATAATGCTGTCCGTAAGTCCCGATATATTCTGAGGTCTCAGATGATTGTCAAGCAGAACGCCTGCCATACTTCTGCAGGCTATATCAACATAACCTCCGTCTTTTCCGACAGTGATTTTCTGTCCGTCAACTATCCCTTTGAATATCAGCTTTTCATCAAAAAATATTTTCACAAACCTGTATTCCTCAAAAGAGCCGTCATAAATGCAGCGAATATCTGCGGTATCGGCTGGAATATCCTGTCTGCTGCTTATCGTTACGCTTACAGGGTTATTTTTTCTCACCCTCGAGCCGTTAATTCCTGCAAATTCTATTACCAAAATTTCTCCTCCTTAGTATGAGGGCGATTGCAGACCCCTGCGGACGAATGTCCGCAGGCAATTTAAAGGTGTTTCACCTTTAAATTATCAAAAGCTGTGCTTTTGATGTCCGCAATCGCCTGTGCTGACACTGCCTGAGCTGAAAATTTCAGGAAACAAAGTTTTTTTATTATCTCCTTACTCTGATTTTATCGCCGTCCGAAACCTCGCAGGGCGATTTAAGCTGCGGATTGAGCATAACCAAAGTATCAACCGAAACTCCCGTAATACCCGAAATATCCCACAAGTCCTGCCCGTCAGTAGCTGTATGAAATAACGGTGCTGTACTGTTTTCTGTCGGAACAAGGCTCGGAGCTTCAATAAAGGTAAAGCTGTACTCAACAACATCATCAACAGGCATACATTTCAGCCCCAGCCTTGCAAGGAAAGCATAAAACGGTCTTATACCGCTTACCGACAAGACTCCTGCCGTACCGTTTTTATATAAATCCCTCAAAGCAAGATACTGCTCAAAGGCATTTTTTCCGTAAAAAACGCCCTCTCCTCTGAGAACCGCAGCTTTTTCTCCGTTACAGCACACAAAAGGCATACCTCCGATTACCAAATCCTCCGAAAGCTCCGATACATCAAGCAGTTCTATTTCCGAGGGATTGTGATGAAGCGTAAGTCCCGAAAATCTCATAGTACCATGCTTCATTCATTCACCACGCTCCTTTTATACGCCCTTATTTCGTATTCCATCGTTCCGGGGGAATTTCTGATAAAACGTCTTATTTCATCTGTTATGCAGTCTGAGTATGTAACTCTTTTGTCACCTGACGCATACGCAATTATTATCGGAATATCGTCACGCAGAGATATATAATCTTCATCATCTGTCCTTATCTTAAGCTTGTATACATCTTTCTGTATCATACTGTCAAAAGGCTTTGAGCTTCCGTAAACCTTGATATCGCTGCGTACCTTCTGTACACACTCCGAAATCAGATACGCCCTTAACATAAAATTGCCGCTTCTGACAAAGCATTCCCTGACAGTATCCTTATCGTATATTTCCAGTAAAATCTGTGTTTTAAAAGCTCTCTTTGTCTTTGAGTACGATATATCCCCGATAGTGCAGGAAATATTTCTTCCGTCAAAGTCCATGGAAAAAATATAGTTTGAAATATCAGATGCCTTTGAGAATATCTCATATCCGCTCATACCCACAGGAGCAAGCAGCTCGAGCCTGTATGAACAGCTTTCTTTCTGAACACCGTCCTCAGCGGTATTTCTGCACTCGACCGAAACGGCACATTTATACTTCTCACTCAACGGTGAGGAAAGCTCCGAATCGGGAAAAGCATATATAAACTCTACTTCATTAAAGTATTCACTCAATTCTTCGAGAATACCATTAACCCTTGAAACTATCTCTGACAATTACTTCTTAACCGCCTTTTCCTTAGTTTTACACAGAACAGGGAGAAATAACCGCACTGCAATAAATCGGCTTATCACCGCAGCAAAAGGTCTTGCAGCTTTTCACCCAGTACATACTTTCCCGTCTGCCGTCATATTCAGCCCAGATAACCGCATTTTCAAAATCTATTTTCTGTTCCGGCACGTTGAATATGAAAAGAAAATCCGAATTGTCTATGCTTCCCTGCTCCGTATAATCTCTTTGGGCATACTCCCTGTTTTTAATTCCTATAGGACATATAAGTCCCTTCAATACATATTTTTTTATACCGTTGCTCTCAGTCAGTACGCATTCCGTACCGAAATTATTTATCTGTCCGCAAATTGTCTGATATATCACTTACCATAACCCCTCTGAAAACAAAGCCCTTGTCCCTTATGTACGGGGCAATACTTTTCATACACTGTTCAAGATAATTTTCGGCAAGCTCATATTTCTGCTTAAAGCTTATGTCAAGCTCTCCTGCCTTGAAGCCTGTAACATTGGCATCTCTGCATATAAGCGTGTATTTGCAGAATGCCATTGCGGCTGCGGCGGCAGATAATCTGCCGCCGCAGTGTGCATTATCCGCACAGGCTTTGTCATTCAGCATTTCCTCAAGCTCGCAAACAGAATTGTCGCAAAGTCTTCTGTATTTTTCAGCCTGCATACCGTCAAGCTCCGCAAGCTCCGAAAATTCCTGAAATACCTGCTGTCGGTTCATAACCTTACACCTTCAGTACAACGCTTGCTTCGGAGAATATTTTTGCAAAGCCGCTTATAACGCTTACAGCCGCACGTTCAAGCTGTCTGTCTATGAGCTTGTCGTAATCAACCGTTACCTGTCCTGCCTGAACCATTTCCAATGCACATTTATTGTCCAGACCGATAATTTTATCGCTGTCAAGTGACGGTACATGAATAAGCTTTGCTCCCATAGGAGTAATCATCTTTCCTGTACCGTGGAAATCCAGTCCTGCCTGAGCGTCCTGCATTTCGGGCATAGCAAGAATTTTCTCCATAAGAGCCGTAGGAACAAGCAGAGTGTTCAGTTCATAGGGTGACATACTGCTCCAAAGACTGATTAAATCACCGTATGCCAGAGTTCCGCTCTGAGCCGCATTCACTACTGTTGCAGCATTGTTGTTTCCGTCACCGTTGAGCAGAACCTCCACCGCATCGCCAAGCTGAGTTCTCGAAATATACGAACCTATCTGCTTAAGAGTAACAGTAAAAAGGTCAAGACGCTGAAAACGCAGTGCTTCATATGTGGAAACAAGCATCCTTCCTCTTTTTATAAGCTTTACAAGATTTTCCTGAGTTTTCACAGTAGTAACAGGCAGAAACGCACCCTCATTTACTACTTTAAGCTCCTTTGAACCGTCCTCGGGTGATGAAACTATGCTTCTGTAGTCCATACCATCTATATTTGTCACTGACGCTGTAATATCGGGCAGAACATCGGCATAATCCATACCTGCCTTTACCGCTCTGCTCACATATTCGGGAAAAAGTACCGCAGATGATGATGTCTGGAAAAACTTATCCACTATATCGGAATCCGCTCCGCTTACCTTTATGTCAAATCTTTTGAGCTGTCTGCCGAACGCATCAAGCTTTCCGAGAGGTGAGCTGCCGTAATTTTCGCTGGGGTCAAGCTCCTCAAGAACCTGACTGAAGCTTTTTCCTTTTCTGTTATACATAGTCTTGTCGATATTTATTGTTTTGTAAAGTTCCATTTTTTACCTCCGCAATTCTTAATTTTTCACATTAAAGTATAAACGTAACCGTATCGCTGTTCACAGAAAGAACAAGATGTTCTCTGCCGCTGTCTGTACCCTGTGCAATTCCCTCATCGGTATATACCAGCTTTCCGTAGCCCAAATCTATATCTCCCGACTTTTCAGCGGTCACAGTGCCGCCAATCTTTACTGCACAGAAGCCTCCTCTTACATTGACTGTAACTCCTAACAGTGCCGTACCCGAAGTCGCCTGCTCAACCGTTCCGTTATCGCTCAGCTGAACCCACTGTCCCTTCTCCGTTACGGAGCTGTCCGCCTCAAATGTAAGAATATTTTCATTAAATCCGTTAAAATCTACTTTCATATCAAAATTTTCCTTTCCTGATTTTTTTAATTAATTCTCATATATTATAATGACTGTCGTCTTCACAATTTGACAAAATAACATCTTTATAAGACATAAGCTGAGGTGCAATAAATATGTTTTCTTCTGCTTTTCTTCTGTAGAGTGCAGCCATTTTTTCAAGCTCACACAGACTGAGCTTTTTGGCAGTATTGCTTAGTACTTCAAAGCAGCTCTCATCACTCTTGTTTCCGTCGTCAAGGCACATAGAACCGTATCTTACATATTCTTTCCTGAGTTCTTCCTCATAAGCTCTGCCGTAACCTGCATATTCCTCAAGCTCTCTTATATAGTCCAGAAGAACCCCTATGTTATCAGAATTTACCGAATTATAATTTCCGTTTTTGAGCTGTTCCATAAGATTTTCGTTACAGTCAGTTCCGCTGTACCGGTAATTCTTTATAACTCCTGCTTCACGCTGACTGGGTACAGCCACAAACGACCACTCATAAGCATCGCTTATATCACTGAGAATATGGTAGCAGATTTTTCCGTCATATTCTTTCCCCTTTATATGTGAGCAGCCGTCTTTTCTTACTTCCTTTCCACATATGCTGCATACAACGCTGTCGGCACGGCAGCCTACACTGATTTCCTTTTTTATGCCGCTTTCTATAAGCTGTATAAGCTTTTCAGTATTGTCGTTTACAGGAATGTAAGCCTTTGCGGTAAGTCTGACATAATCCTCACCGTATGCGGTTTTTCTTCCCTCAATTCTCTGTGTCTGACAGCTGAATATTCTCGCACTCTGATTTTCCGCAGAAGGATTGTGGTCTGCTATACCTGTTTTTCCTACAAACAGCCTTCCCATATTCTCAAGAGCCTCAACCGAAAATGCTTCGTTATCCCTGTCAATATCGTTGTCGCACAGAACCAGTCTGAATACATAAAGCTCGTTTTTATCAAAGCTTCTTGTTGTGTACTGATTTATAAGCTGTACGTCGCCGTCATCTATCTCAGCTACACTTTTGAGCATATCATTTTCATTAAAACACTTTTCCAAATAAAAACTCCTTTTCCGTAGAACCATAAAAGGTTTTATTTTCCCGTCCGCAATCTGCTGTTGTCCAAGGCTGCGATTTCAGGTGCGGCGGAAAAATTTCCGCCGCACGCTTTCAAGGTTAACCTTGAAAGGCAGTCAAAATACAAGTATTTTGACTGCTGAAATCGCCTTTTTGACGCACACGCAAGCCCAAAATTTAATCTTCAATTTCACTTTGGAGCTTATCCGCCTGAGTATTGATAAATCTTGCATTAGCAAGCTCAACCTCGTCCTGAAGATTGATATTGCTCCAGTTTACGGTATGCTTTGTACTATAGCCGTTCATAGCCAGCCACATTGAGCATACCCTGCTTATTACAGGATTGAGCAAAACCCTGTAATGTTCCAGCTCGCTTGTAAGAATATCCGCTTGCTGTGAGGACATTCTCTCGGTACTGCTCCACGAAAGGCCAAGCAAAAACGGAGGAATGCCAAGTTTTGATACAATCTGTTCGAGAAGCAGTCTTCCGGGCAACTGACAGTCCAGAATCTGATTATCTGCACCTATGACTTTTATATCGACATCTCCTACTGCGATAAAATCAGAAACGCCGTTATCCTGCATAGCCTTGCTCCATTCTTTGGCGATAAGTTCTGCACGCTGCTGTGTAAAAGCACCGTCCGAGCCGTCTGCGGGCGGCTTATAAGTAACTGCAAATCGTACATTTCCAGCCCTGTCCCAGTTCTGTCCTATTGCCGTAAATATCTTTAGAAGTATATTACTCACAAACGGAAGCCCCTGTAAAATTGAAGTACCCCCTGTCTTATCGGGCTGAGGGTTAAGCGAAGTAATAAGGATACGCTCACTGTTTTTCACAGGCGAAATATTTCCGTTTTTCTCCCTTACACATACCGAAAGCTCAAACGGATTTCCGTCTGTACGCTTCAGCACAATATCATTGTTGCACACATTATATATTCCATATATCCCCCTGAGATTTTTATACGGCAGAATTTCAGCAACGGCAGTTCCGTAGGTAAGCAATCTGTCGAAGTAACTGCTTATAAAGCATTTGAAGCCTATATTGCTTCCGTTTGTTTTAAGATTGTCAAGAAAGCATTTAAGTCCGTATTCAGCCTCTTCGCTTTCGCATATGACATCAAATGTTCCGAGAAGCCTTACCAGCTTGTTTATTGCCGAGTCTATGACAGGTATAGCTTCTCTCAGAGCCGTATACAAAAAATACTGGTTATTGCTTGACGGAATATACCTGTCCATAATTCTGAAAGGATTTGAAAAGCTGCTGCCCATAACGCTCTGAGCTATTTTTTCAGTTTCCCTGACTGTTTTCTTATCATTTTTATTTCTTTTGAAAAGCTTCACAATACACCTCCTTTAAAACCTTCGTGCTGCGAAAGCTGCAAAGCTGTTCTGCGGTCTGAATACGACTGTTGACACAAAATAGCGTATATCGTCCATAGCGTGGTCATTTTCCTTTACAGGAGCGTCCGCACCTGCACTGTTCCACCTGTAAAGGTTAAATTCTCTCATACTGTCCTTGCAGTTTGAACATATTTTTACACTTCCGTTCTTAAGCACTGTCGAAACCTTTCTTATACCGTCAATGACCTTATTTTCCGCAGGTTCTACAGCAAAGCGTCCGTGTCTGCGTACAGTCTGAATGAAGCTTGCCGCCGAGGGATCTATAACTACCCTGTCGATTTTCCTGTCACCTGCAAGCCTGCAAAGAGCCTCATAATGTTCCTCGTCAGTTTTCTGAAAGCCCTCTTTTCTCGAATCGTAATAATACTCGTCAATTCTGAACCATACATTCTTCATAAGCCCCCAAAGTCCGAACGATGACGGATTAACCGTTCCGTAGTCACAGCTTACAACATATTTTTCAAAATTCCCCTGTGGAATTTCCGCAAACATATCATCATTCATAAACGGATAAACACAACCGCTTGCACTTACCCATTTCCCGAGAATAAACCTTTCAAAAAATACACCGCTGTACAATGACCTGTAACGCTGCTTCATCTTCTCTGAAAGAGACGGATTATCCTCCATTGTGAAACGCAGATAATAAGCATTTTTACTTTTTCTTCCCAAAATCCACTCAACCCTGAACCAGTGCTGAGGATACTCGGGATTGCAGTTGAACCAGAACCTGCTTCCCTCAACAGAACATCTTGCAACAGCCTGCTCAACAAATGACTTAGGCATAAGAGCGACTTCATCAAACATAATTCCGCAAAGCGTCATACCCTGTATAAGAGATGCGGAGGCTTCGTCCTTGCCGCCGAAAAGATAGAAGCTGTTTGTTTTTCCTGCAAGCGATATTTCAACAAGATTCTGCGAAAGCTTTTCATTACATACAAAACCCATATCTTCAAGAATACCGATAACAGGAGTTACAACATTCCGTCTTAACGAACGTATCGTCTTTCCGCAAAGGGCAAAGCTTCCGCCGCTGAACTTGTAGAATGACCACAGTACAAACGAAATTCCCATACAAAGAGTTTTTCCGCTTCTTACAGCACCGTCACATATCACAGCATCACAACCACTGTATTTGCTGCCGCTGCACCACCACGTCAAAAGCTTCATCTGTTTCGGCGAAAATTCAGTCGGAATCATCACTGCTCACCCCGTCACCGTTGAATATTCCCGCACTTCTTTCTAGTGCCTTATAAAACGGCATACTGTTTTCTTCGGGATTCTGCTGTACCTCACAAAGCTTTTCCAGAGCCTTGAGCCTGTCAAAGAATTTTATTTCCATAGCACCGTCCTTTGGTCTTTTTATTTCGGAAATCATATACAAATCCATTGTTTCAAGAAGCCCCGTATCAGGATTATCCGTATACAAAAGCTTTATACTGTCTGCTATACTTCCGAATGCCAGTCTTTCATAGCCTGTCAGTGCCGCAAGCCTGAGATTTTCAAGCCGAATGTTCCTGTACTGCCTTATGCGTTCCGACATACCTTTTTTCATAAGCAGTCTCTGTCCTGCATTCTTCGCATAACCTGCCATAACTGCGGATAACTCCGCATTGCCGTTTGATGAATAGTAACAGCAAAATATATCCTCTTTTTTTGTCAT